GTCACGGGCCTCAACGATGTCGTTGAGATCGCACATCTCTTTGTATAGGTGACCGCGCTGGTCGATAAGATTCCTCAATGGAATCCCCCCTATTACTTGTGTGACAGCAGCGCGAGTTTGCGCTGCCGACTCTGGGATTCCCGCGCTACTCGTGTAGCGTCATCTTCCCCTTCATCATCAACCACGGTTTCAGATGGTTCATCTATTAACTGTTCCATACGCGCCTCGTATACCTCTTCAGCCGAGCGCGTAGATACTGATGTTATCTCGTAGGCCGGATACGTTACCGGCCCAACGTCGTAAAGTCTTGCCTTCGTGATAGTCCTGTGTTCAGTGGCTACGCCGTCAATCTCTTTGGTCGCCCACTTCTCTTCCTGTACGCTGAAGCCGAACGACTGCCCCGTTACGTCCCTGCGGTCAATCAGTGCCACAACGTCGTTGGCGGCCTGCGTTCCGGGGGGTGTGTTTTCCATCCACAGCCCCTTGTTGTCCTCATTCAGACGCAACGAGCCGTTCTTGGTGTTGCCTAGCACATAGTTCGGATCGTGGTTGAAGAGGGCACGCACGTTATCAGCCGCAATAGTATCAAGAAACGCGCCTGCGGCTATTCGCTCGCGGAACATCCCGCCGATGTCAGCCCACTTGTTGAACCGTGCCGCGTATCCCTCGATAATCGGAGAATCCCCGTCGGCCCGTACTTCGATGTCGTCAACAGGTACAAACCTGCGTTCCCTCTTCACAACCCCTCACCCCTTAGTTTCGGCTCGTACAATACAATCGCAGCTATCATGTAGTGGTGGCGCAAATATGTTGCGCTTCGCCGCGTATGCTGGCTCGCCCGGCTTGAAGTATGCCGTGTCACCCTTTGCTGCAAAGTTCTCTTCGATTCCAACTACCTTGCCATTCCACCAGTTGCACATCGGACAGGACGTGCCTATCGTGTGCCACCGCTTCAGCGTGATACCTCCAACTCGGTATGTTGCCGCTGCAATCTCTTCGCCAGACCGGACAAGCTCAACGCGCGTCATCTTCTTAGCCTTGCGCGTGTCCCACTCATCCAACCTGGTATTCAACGCACCATCTATGTTGTCAGCGTTGTCGCGTATGATGGCGTTCATCTGCGCAAGTCCACCGGCAGAGTAGTGCGCTTCAAGTGTAGAGACGTATCTAGTGACAGCTAAGTCCATCTCAGGCGTCCACGCTGCAACCCCTACCTCTGCGCCTACCGCGTCGAACATCGCCCGCGCATACGCGCTCACAACAGGCGTCATCGTCTGCCGTATCGCCTGCGGTAGCTTCTCATAGTATCCCGTAAGATACACCTCGAACTCTGCTACTGTCCGCTCGCCAAGAAACTTCTTAATAGCGTTGCGGTGGTCGCGTACCTCGCGGTGTACTATCCGCTGGAACGCATCTATGAACAGCGGCTCGTAAGATTTTCTTACCCGCATCCTCGTAGCTATCGTGCGCTCTTCCTGCCGCTCGTCGTTGTTATCCTCCGGTGTAGGCTCGGTGCTTACAGGCACGTCGCCTATCTGGTCAAGCGGTATGTAGTTAAGCGGTACAAGGTGAACATCGCCGCCCTCTACCGGGTTCATGTTCTCCCGCTTACGTATGTCGTTGATGCTCGCCACGCCTGTCTGTATCGCTATCTGGTTGGCGTTCCACCTGTCCTCGGTGTTGCCGCGTAGCATGGCATCCATGTTAAACTCAGCAAACCGCGTGCGCCTCTCAGCCGCGGGTACTAGCGATTTACGTATTACCGCCTCTGCCCGCTCGTACCACGCACGCGCCGTGTCCACCACCCAGTCAGTATTCTGCTCTTCAATGTTCGAGTACGTAGCGTCTGTCAGGATATACGCCTTGTGCGGCGGTACACCGTAGTACCTGCATATCTCGTTCAGTGATAGCTTGGCCTGATTCAGCGCCTCGGCGTCCTCTGCCGTCATGCCAACGCTCTTCAGGTCCAGCCCCTGCTCCAGCAAAGGTGCCTTGCCTGCGTTGTCAGCTCCACCGTAGGCGTCGTTCAGCGCGGCCTCTGTTTCCTTGCGCTTCTGGTTGTCCTTGAACTTACCAGGGAACACCCAGACAAACGGTATCCGCAGACCATCTTTGAACATACCGGATGCCTGTTTGACCTGCGACTGCCGCAGACCCACTACATCAACGCCATACGAAAGCGGCGACGTACCTACCAGGCCATCACTCATCGGCCCCCGTAGATGGAATATCTCCTTAGCAGGAAACACTCGCTCGTTACCGCCTGTTTCTGTGTACCTGTATGCCAGCCTGCCGCCGGCACGCTCGACTACCATCCTTGAAGGATTCAGCGGCCACAGCTCACGCACGTCGTCTCTGGTGTCTCTGACTATCTGTGCATACGCATTGTGCCTCAGCGCAGCATGGCCAAACATCATCTCCCAGCCCTCTACTGCGGTCATGTCAGGGTTAAACATATCATGCAGCACGCTATACAGGGCATCATCGGGTAGCTCTTCCTTGCCGCCGTCCGACTGCCTTGAGTAGTACTTACACGGGTACGTGCCAAGCGAGGAAAGTAAGTCAATACACCGCCATGCAACTGCAACCCTGCGCGTCGAGTCCTCACTGACCGACTCACCGGAGGCAGCCTTCGACCCCGCGCCATCCCACACATGCTCCCACCACGCAACATCCGCTGGAGTATGGCCAGCCGTTATAGAGCTACGCTGTTCCCAGATCAACCCTTCATCACCGCCCGCATAACACACACTCCCCCTATCACCAGCATGGCACACCAGAAGCTCGCTACCAGTACGCCCACGCTCACGGCGAATACCACGGTACCGCCGTAGCCCAAGATGTCTCGTTCAGTCATACTAATGTTATCAGTTCCTCGCCAGCTTCAAGCCTGTCCTCGTATACGTTTGTTTCTACCTCTGCCTCGATTGTCAACCCTAGCGCCATCAGCAATGCAACCACGCCGTCTATCTTCCACACGCGGCCCTGCTTGTCAGGTGCCAGGTTATCGTTGACATCCCGCCGCGCTACCATGTTGTCGGCGTTCCACCGCAGTATCGGGTGGCCGCCGTGCCGCAGTTCCTTGTTCAGCAGTTTCGCCATCATATCCCGCATGGGCGGGTTGAACGACAACGTACCCTGCCGGAACGATACCACGTCAAAGCCGTCCTCGTTAAACAACTGCGTGGTTATCTGGTGCGCGTTGTACGGGTCTATCGCAATCTGCTGTACGTCGTAGTCCTCTGCGATCTCGTTTATCCTGCGACGTATGTAAGAGTGGTCAACCGCGCCCCCAGGCGTCACCTCTATCCACCCCTCACGCACCCACTGGTCATACGGAACGCGGTCTTTTTCCACCCGCTTCTGTATAGTATCCTCCGGCACCCAGAAGTAGGGTATGACTTCCCACAACTGGTCATCCTCTTCCGGTGGAAACAGAAGCACAAACGCTGTCAGGTCATCCGTGGTCGATAGGTCAAGCCCCGCAAATGCCGCGTAGCCCTTCAGCTCGTCACGGTCAACCATCTCATCGCAAGAGTCCCACACGGCCATGTCGATCCAACGTGTTTCCTGCGCTACCCACTGGTTCATGTAGAACCGCCTAAATGAGTTCTGCGCCGCTGGCGATGCCTTTGCCGCCTCGCACTCCTCGCGTATACCTTCCGGCTTTACTGAAATGCCCCACGACGGGTTTGAGGCTTTCCATACCTTCTCGTCTGTCCAGTCGGCGTCCTGCGCCGCTTCGTATATCACTGGCATGAACGAGTCGTCCTTGATAATGCCATCCCTGACCTTGCAGGCGTAGTCGTGCCTGTCCCAACCGATGCTCGTCTGGTCTGCCACCCCTGCCGTAGTAATCATCACCATCAACGGCTGCCTGCGAGAGTGCCGACCTGTCCACAACGCATCGTACAGCTTCCGGTGCTTCTGTACGGCTATCTCATCGAAGATAACGCAGCTAGGGTTGTAGCCGAGCTTCGTATCCGCGTCTGCGCTGAGACTCTTGTACCTGGAACCAGTAGACGCAACCGATATGCTCTTCTGGTACACCGCGCACCGCTCAGACAGGTAGTCGTCCCTCAACGCCATCTGGCGGGCCATGTCAAAGACGATATGCGCCTGCTCACGATCAGCAGCCGCACTATACACCTCCGCACCCTCTTCGCCGTCAGCAAACAGCATATACAACGCGATCCCCGCACACATCGTTGACTTGCCGTTCTTCCGCGGCACTTCGATGTACACCTGCCGGTACTTGCGCGTCCCGTCCTCGCGCCTCTTCCAGCCAAACATGTTGCGCACCAGTTTCTTCTGCCACGGCAACAGTTCCAACGGTGTACCGGCCCACTCGCCCTTGACATGCACAAGGAAGTCGCGAAAGAACAACTCGGCCTTCGTTGCCTCCTTGTTGTCAAAGTAATACGGCGATTTAGGCTTAGAAGCCATACATCTCCTCTTTGCCGCCCGTACCGTCCGGCCTACCGCGTTTCTTCGGCGGTTCCTTGCCGATACCGAGCTGTTTCATCAGATCCTTGTACAATCGCTTGTTGTCACGCTCGATTATCACTTCCGGCCTCACAACTACCTGCCCTTGCCTACCTGGTTGCGTCAGTCCCTCTTCGTCCAACACGCGCCGCGCCATGTTCGCCAGGTCGATACTTTCAGCCGCCATCGTCAGCAACTCCACCTGATGCGTGCCCAGATCCCACTCGGTCATCATTTGCAGCCACCAAGCCTGCCGTTCTTCGCTCAAATGCTCCGGCGCGGTCAGATTCTCAGGCAAGCGTCACCGACTTCCGTTTCTTGTTTTCGAGTGTTTGTTGC